TTTAAAGTAAATTTAAAGTAAATCTAAAGTAAATTTAAAGTAAATTTAAAGTAAATTTAAAGTAAATCTTTATTATTAAATAAATATGGTTTATTCTTTGATGTCTTATTAAATGATTTTTGTTTTACAAATTTCTTTTTAGAAACATTATATTTAAGATATTTTTTAAGTTCTCTTTCTGCTGGAACAAACGGTAATTTAGCAGAGGAATCTGGTGATGGATATTGTTTTGTTATAAATCCACTTTTGGGTTCATCTATAAGATATTTAGTAGTTTTCATTAGTTTTACCTTTTCACCAAATCTTAAAAATAATTGTTGTTTTAATTTATTTAACAAATCTCCTTCACATTGAAGTTCAAACCTTCTGAATTTACCCTTATCTTGTAATGGATATTTCTTTCTAATATCACCTTCTATTTTTATTAAATTATCCAATAAACATGGATAATTTAATGGGTATTTATCAGTATTTTTTACTACTTCAAATAAAGCTAAATTTCTAAAGAAATGATATTTCATTCTGTCAATAGTAACAAATCTCTTATTATTATATTTTATAAATGGTAAACATTCAGTGTTAAAAGTAAATTTAGCTAACATACCATATTGTCCATTATCTTTTCTTCCAAATAATACAAAATCTTTTACATCAACTTCTTTCCAATAAATGATATTCTCTTGGATTTTGAATTTATAATTTTTAAATTTTCTATGTAATTCTTTTAACAATGAATCAAAATCACTAATATAATCAAATTGGGTATATACTTCATGATTATATATTTGAATAGGTGATAATTTACTTCCTTTTATAAAGAAATTATAAGCATATCCTCCATGATGTATAAATTTATTATCATTTAAATATTTTTCCAAGTGATTTAAAACTTCTTTGTGTGTTTCTAAATGCTTTTTTTGAGATATATTAGTTTTTTTATCAACAGCATATAAATCACACTTATTTGCTACATAAGGGTAACTATCCGAAAATAATTCCAATCTAGACCCAATTTTATCTAATCTTGCTGGATTAGATAAAGGTTCAGTTAATTCTCTATACATACTAATTTTAAGCCAATCTGGTGAGCAAACAAACATTTTTTTAGGATATAAACTTTTATCAGCTTTATAGTCAAAAACCTTAGTATATTCCTTTTCACTTTTCTCTAATATATTATAACATGGAATATTGTTAAATACACTTATACATTTTTTATCTTTACTTAAACCACATTTGCTACATTCTTTTTGTTTAAGTTGCATACTTGTACAACCCATTTGTGTAAGATCTAATATATAAATCATATCAACTGATACCTTATAGGTTTGGTGTTTTTCATTGTTCAATATACTTGAACGCACATCTACAAAATAGAATCCCAATTTATATAATCTATCACATAATTCCTTGGCGTGTTCCCAAGCATTAGGTGAAAATACATCATAATCGGGAAATTCAAACTTATCATAAATAGGCTTGTTTTTCTTTTTTAAATGTTCGTGTAAAGCTAATCCTCCATAAATTTTTAAACCTTTTTCTTTTATAAATTCCTTAGTAACATCAAATGGATTAGGTAAATTATCATCTTTCCATGTATTTAAAAAGGTTTTAACATCTTGTTTTTCTTTATATAAATCAAATTTATCAGCCTTGCTTTGTAAATGTTTTCTAAATTTTTTTGATGGTATTTTTTTATTTGGCATTTATATTATTATAAAATAAATAAAAAATATAATTTTAAAAAAATTCTTTATTTATTTTAATGATAAAGTATTTATTGATAGCATTATTAGTAATTGTTAACATATATTTAATTGTTAGAATTAATCAAAATAAAGAAAATTACCAAGTTTCATCCGAAAATACATGTAATCCAGAAGATGCTGACATATCTGGTAATACTGTTATTCAATGCGTTACAAGATGTAAAAATAATAGTAATGAAGCATGTAGTTTAGATAATGATGGAAACCCTATTGACATATTACCACCAGCACAACAATTTTTAAATAAATATCCTAATATTCATATTAATCCACCAGGTCCTAGTGATCAAAGCAATATTGAATTACAAGGACAAAGTGAATGTTTAAAAAGATGTTTGAGTTGTGGATGGTCAAATGAAGGTAATAATTGTAAATGTGGATGGTCAAATATTTGTTTACAAGATGCTGCTAGTAACTATGAGGATTTTAAAGAAATGTGGAATAATAAGGATTTTAGAATAGGTGCTATACCAGAAGATAAGAAAATAACAATTACTTGGGATGAAAAATTATTAGAATCAGATATTGATAGTTATATCATATATATTTTCCAAAAAAATAATATTGGAGAAGTATTAACTAAAAAAATAACACATGGTGATGTTATAAAAAACGAAAATAATAATATTTACATTGTTGATGGATTATTAAATAATGTTCAATATGGTATTCAAGTAAACAAAATTTCTAAATCATTTCCAGGTAAAACAAAACTTGTAAAAACATCAAATACTATCTATGGCGTTCCTTCCGAAATAAATATATTGAATTTTAGTAATATTAGCAATACACAAAAAGAATGCGATTCACTTGCTGAAAACCTATTAGATAACTTTGTTGGAAGAGAATTTGAAATAAATTTAGGTTAATTTATTTTGTTTTTATATATTAATATGGATTTTTGTAATGACTATTTTAAAATTTTAATAATTATACTATTAATTAGTGTAGCAATTTTTTTATCTAAAAAAATTAGAGAGAACTTTATTACTATAGGACAATGTAATGTTAGTCAAGAAAAATGTGATAAAGTACCTAATGCTGTTAGAGTATTGATTAACACAAATAATTCAAAAAATAAAATAAAATTAACTTGGAAAAAACAAGATAAAGTACTAAGATATTTTATTTTGATGTATAAGAATAATATGGGTCCTTATATTATTTACCCAAAAATTGATATTGAAGATGAAGAATATATTTATGAAATGCTTAACCCAGAAACCAATGTTAGATATAAGTTTGCTGTAGTTGGAGAAAATAATTTTGGTCTTGGAAACATTGATAATTTCACAGAAGCTATTTTGACATTAGAAGGATTAGAATTAAAATATCTTCAAGGTGTTAATTCTAAGGTTATTTGTAATGCAGATGGTAGTTTTAAAATAAGTGATAAATGTATCCAAAATGAAGAAGTAAGTGCTAAAATTGTAGATAACAATGTTGAAAATGATTTCAACCATTATTTACATCAAGAATTAATGTCAAAATTAAATTCCAAAAAAATATTAAAATTTAACTTTTAACTTTTAACTTTTTTAACTTTTAACTTTTTTAACTTTTAACTTTTTTAACTTTTTTAACTTTTAACTTTTTTAACTTTTAACTTTTTTAACCAAAACAGAAATAAAATAAATATACTTTTTTCTAGTTTTATATTATAATGATTTTAAATATTTTAATATTACTAATTATATTTGTTATAATATGTCTTACAATAATTTATAATAGTCCAAAAATTATCCAATATGCTGAAGAACATTTTGATAATCTATAATCTTTTTGATAATCTATAAACTTTATACATTTCAATATAAAATAAATAATAAACATTTATTGTTTATTGTTGTTTAAATATTTTGTTTAAATATTTTTTTCAAGTAAATAATCTATATAAAATATATAGATAATGAATTTTTTTTTCATGTTAACATTAATATTAATTATTATGGTATTTATTAAAATGAAAATACCAGAAATTCCAAGTTATGCCTTTTTTGGCTTATTACTATTCTTATTAGTTATTAACGAAATATATAACTTCAAATTTAAGAATATAAAACATGAAAGTTTTTCACCACTTGTATATGATGGAGCATATGATAAATATTTCCTTCATAAAAATTATATTCATCAAGGTAACTCTGAAGTAGATAATGTAGGTTTAATGTGTTCTATTAATAAAAATATGTCCATAAAAAAAATCCAAGATAATAAGTTTAGTGAATATAAAGATTTTATGGATTCTATGAATAATGTTGTATATGGAAGTAATCAACCAGATTCCCTTAAAATGCCAGATAATTTCGGAGATATTACTGAAGAACAACAAAAAATAGAAAAAATAAATAATGTTGTTTGTCCACCAGTATGTCACTTAATAGAAAATGAAAGTGATTGTAATAATGCTATTGATATTAAAGAAGTTTTAAAAGATAGTAGTGAATTAGAAACAACAAAACCAGTATTTGACGATAAAAGAATGATGAGACATGCTTATGAATGTTTAAAATCTAATCCATGTAATACTAGTTTAGGATGTAAAGAAGTTGGTGGAATCTGTATATATGATAAGAAAAAATGTTTTTATGATACTGACAAACAAGAATGTAGACAAAGATGTGATGTTTTTGAAACAAGAGATATGTGCCCAAAAGAATATTGTAATTGGAATAATAGAAATTTAAAGTGTGAATACAATCCTAATACTTTTTAATTTATTTATTCTTTTGTTATTTTTTTATTTAATTATATTATAGTTATGAATAATAAATTAGTATTATTTTTATTGTTAATATTTTTAATATTATTACTTATGTTCTATTATTTAAAAATACAATCAAATATTATAATATTATTAGGTGTAATCATTATTTTACTTATTAATGATTTAATAGTAAATAGAGAACATTTTAGTTCAAATACAAATGTAAATTTGGATAATTTACTTGGAAGAGTAGACAATACACTTCATAATTTAGAAAAATTAAAACAAACAGTTGAAGAAAATGTTGAAACTGAAGATGTACCATATTTAGAAGTACATAGTTCTTGTGCTCCAAATTATAATATTTTAGAACCAAATGCTGTAGAAGATTTATCTGAAAATCCATTTTCTAGTGATACTTCACAAGGAATACAAGTTCCAAATCTTGATGAAGATGGCTTACCATTATCTATTGAATCAAGTGAATTGCTTTCAAATATTATTGAATAATTGATTTTCTTTTTATAATTTTATTTTATTATTATATAATATATGAATTCTAAAAATAAAAATATCCTTTTATTTGTTAGTTTATTTGTTATATTAGTTATACTTTTAGACTTAGTTTTTAATTTTAGTTCAATCTTAGTTGAAAATTTTGAAAACTCAGTTTCAGCAAGTTATAACGCATCAAGTAGCAGTGGATTATCTGGTTCAAGTTCATGTCAATTAAATACAAATGAAAATAATTTTAACATTAAATCAGTAGTTTCCAAAATGACTGGAAAAGTATTCAATATATCATTTTATAGTGAAGATCCAACAAACTCTATCATTAATATTCAGTCACCAAGGTCTGATAAACACAATTTAACAGTTAATAATGATGGTACATTATCCGAAGAAAATATTATTTCATCTAAAGATACACAACAATTTATTCTCAAAAAAATTAATAATATTTCAGAATATAGAACAGAACTCGAAGCTAACCAAAATAATGGTGCTGATATATCATCAACATGCACTAAATACCCATTTTATATTATTAAATCTAACTCAGCAAACAAAAGAAGCCCACCATGGTGCTTAGCATATGAATCAGGAAATCTTATGGTTCATCCTATAGGAAATTATGATAACCAAAAATGGGAAGTAAGCAACCTTGTTGTAACAAACAAGGCATTTTGCACCAGTGATATGGATTCAACAAGCATTGGTGATTTAAGACAAATACCAGATAGAGATAAAGATAAATTATACAATAAAGATAGAATCAAGATTAACTTTAATCTCAATGATGAATTAAAACAAAAATTATTTGGTGCTGAAGCAGTTGGTGAATCAACACAATCTAAATGTCCAACATATTTACCAAAAAAAAGTGTTGAATCTTTATGTAAAGGTTGTGATGTAGATAAGTTGTAAGTCATAATTTCATTTATAATTATTTACTCCAAAACTGTTTTAAAAAACCTTTCTAATTCTTTTAAATTTTTTGTTTTCGCAAATAAATAGAATTGACCATAACTATTTGTATTAATACTTAAATGCTCTAATTCCATCTTTTTTGTTATTTCTTTTACAAATTCAACCTTTTGACTAATATTAAAAGTTAAATTAAAATCAGCAGTCAAAAATGTTAATTTTTTTAAATCCCAATCTCTTATAGTTAAGAATTTATTATAAATTGTCCTTCTAAATTGTTTCTCTTCTTGTACTTTCTTTCTTTCATTATCTATTTTAAATAATTCAGTTACAGAATCTTCATTAAGTCTATTATATAAATATATATCCTTATCATCTAACATAAAAATATTATAATCTTTTCTTAAAACATGGGCTTCAAAAACTTGAAGGAAAATATTATAGTCATCATACCATTTCATTACTTCATCATAATTTAAATTTAAATTTAATGCTTTTCTAGTCATTAATAATAATCTTCCAGGTGTATTTGTATCATTAATATTATATTCAAATGGTGATACCTTATCTCTATACCATTGAGATCTCATATCCAATTCATTATTAAAATTTAAATAGCAACGATTTTCTATACCATAATGTATTATACCCTTGTTATGTTCTTTTGTTAAAATATCTGAATATGGTAATATTAAT